CCAAAAAATCAATAAAAAAGCCCCAGAACTTCCGAAAAACGGAGGCTCTGAGGCCAGAGTGGTGCCTTCTAAGGGGAGAGCTGGCACCTAGCAGATGTTAAGAGCGGGGAGGATACTCTCAACAGTACTAATACTACTACTATGCCCTTAGTTAGTCAACAACAAATACATGAATTGACGCGCCAGTCTTTTTTAGTTAACGTACCAATACAAACTCATAACTAAAAGGGGATTAGGATGGCTAAATACTTAGAAAAGAGAACTAGAGCTGGTGGGGAGGTGTTTTATGCCTTTAATCCATCTAAAGGTGTCAGGGATGCGTTAAACCTACGCTATAAATCATTCTCAAACAAACGTGAGGCAGAGAAATACTGTCAACAAGTCGCAATGGAGTACAATCTCTATCGCCGTAAGAACGACGGTATGATCAAAATAGATGAAGAAAGTGTTGAGGGGCTGATAAAGTTCTATAAAACCACACAAGAATGGCTAAAATTGAAGGAAAACAGTCAGATTTTCTATACTTTGCAGCTTAGAACTGCCACAGACATAGAATTTGACTCCTCAAACAAGTCATTTGGGCAGTGTAAGGCCAAAAACATCACTGCAACGCAAGCCGATAGGCTATTCACTATTCTAGAGAGGAATTACAGCTTACATAGAGCTTCCCACTGCATTAAAGTATTACGGAAGGTATATAACGTAGGCTACCGACATGAACGTGTGGCGGCTAATCCCTTCGCTAAGATGCAAATACCTGGGCTACCATCAAGAACAGTATTGTGGGAGCCAGAGCAAGTGATGCAATTGATTGATAAGGCGGATCAGATGGGGTTGTACTCCATTGGTACCATTACTCTATTGGCATATGATCTATGTGCAAGACCGGGTGATGTGCGACAGCTAACGTGGCCTAACTACCACAAGGGTAGCTTTGGGTACACACAAGAGAAAACAAGCACATCAATGACGGTTGCAGCTTCTCCTAGAGTCGTAGAGAGAATTAATCGCCTACATCACTACGATCCTATGGATGTGCGTAGAGAAGGCTATGTAGCGATCTGTGAGGTTACAGGTAAGCCTTACAGTAAAGACCTACTAGTTAAGTATTTTGCACGAGTAAGAAAGTCTGCAGAATTACCTAAACATCTACAACTTCGTGACCTTCGACGCACAGGTGCTACGGAGATGGCAGAGGCAGGTTGTACCGAGGATGAGTTGAGGGCTGTAACCGGGCATCAGTCCAGAGAGATACTGGCAACTTATGTACGACCAACAGTAAAATTAGCAACGTCAGCTATCAACAAACGGTTCGCTTGATCGTGATTCGTTTAAACTTAGTTAAGGGCGGAATTAATGGCGTGGTTAGTGTATTTTTTAAAAAACCACCATTTTTGACCACTCCACACCACTGGAAGGGTGTGGCTAACCTATTTAATTTAAATATAACAGCGGGTTACCAGATAATTGGTAGGCCTGAGAGGACTCGAACCTCTGACCAAAGCGTTATGTCTTTGTTATTTAATTACAATAGCTTAGTCGGTACAATAGTGGTTAAGCCCATAACTAATGTAGTTGTTGACGAACAGTTAAATCTATGATAATTTAGCGAGGCCCTTCCGGGGGCCGAGCTACCCATATACCCGTTTAAGGGGGGGAATATGTACAGTAGAAAAGACCAGGTTGAATTAATTAAATCTATAAAGATAACGGAAGGTGAATCTAAAACGATCGACTGTCCCTTCTGTTATGGTAGAAAGAAATTCAGTATAACGAATAATGCCGGTACTATCCTATGGAACTGTTATAAAGCAGCTTGTACTTCAAGAGGAGTATACAAGAAGGGTATGTCTTTATCCTCACTCCGTAAGCGTACAAACTCGATTCCATTGGCTTTAGTTAACCAGGTAAGAAAAATACCAGAGATAACCTCTAGTCCTAAGCATCATTCTATAGTGTTAGATTACCTAGCAGAGAATGGATGTAACCCCGCAGTAGAACAATCCCTAATCAAAGTAGCCTATGCTCCCGCAGATAATCGTTGCCTATTCTTTATGAATGGGGGTGACGGTGCTGTAGGTAGGTCCTTGGACGGTAGAAAACCTAAGTGGATGTCTTATGGGGATACCTCTGGCGTAGTAACTGTAGGTACTTCTGACCATGGTGTTATCGTAGAAGATGCCCCTTCAGCCTGTGCTGTTGGAGCTACAGGTAGATATACGGGTATAGCTATTCTTGGTACTAGTTTGAGTACAAAACAGAAACAAACCATGAAATCCTACCGTAAGATAACTATTTGTCTTGACAATGATGCTAAAAAGAAAGCTATGCTTTTACTGAGGCAACTACAAGGGCAAGTAGACTGTACGGTAAAATTCATAAACAAAGACCTCAAGTATAGTCGTGAGAGTGAAATAGTAAGGATCATAAGTAATGAAATGTAGAGGTATAGTGGTAATCGATTATGATCTGCCTGAAGGGTACAAACAGGCAGCAATCGAGCAAGAAGCATTAGAAGGTGCAATAAGGGAATTAGTAAAAGGTAATCACAGAGTAATACATAGCGAAGTGGATATTAAAGAACGTAGGGGTGATAAGAAGCCTGATATTAAGAAAATGAAACTACGTTCAAGTTAATCCCGGCAGAGAGAGCGGAGCATATAATATTACTAATACTGGTTCCTGATGTAAGTTACTGATATATATAGGAATGTAATGTTCCCCAATCAAACAAATTAGCCCTGTCATTTAGATGGGGCTTTTTTTTATTTTAACTATGTGCTAATGTTGGGTTTAACTATCACTTAACAAAAGTATTAGCTATGGACATAAGACTACTAAATTCCCTATTAAACTTTGATTTCTATACAGAAAACAAATCGAATCTATCCCCGACTCTGTTCGAGGATGAAATCCAAGATGCATACAACATTATTGTTGATGCCCATGAAAACTACCAACACGACTTATCCCCTGCTGACATCATGGCGTTGTGGAATCACAACAACCCAGTTGCTACTCGCTCTGATGAACAGGCATTTGCTGACATAATCCAAAGTATAAACAATGTAGATCCGTTGCTGCCTTCTGTGGTGGCGGATGTACTGCATGGACTATGGCAGAGACAAGTTGGAACCAAGATAGCCAATATCGGTGTCGAGGTAGCGGATGGTAACCCGTCTGCAATGGATAGGTTAAAGAGCCTATTAGAGAAATCCCATGAGGGCTTCTTACCTACGGACTTTGGTGACAAGACCACCAAGGACATCCATGAACTACTGGCAGGGGCTACAGATGATAACCGTTGGAAGTTCAATATCTCTACCCTATCCCGTCATGTATACGGTATTGGTGCAAGAGAGTTTGGTTGTGTGTTCGCCCTACCCGAAACAGGTAAGACAGCATTCCTAGTATCAATCTGTACCGGCCCTGGTGGATTCTGTGAGCAAGGGGCTAAGGTTATGTACCTCGGTAATGAGGAAGATACAGGCCGTACTATGCTTCGTGCTATCCAAGCTAATGTTGGGGTTACGAAGGAACAGATAATCGCTGACCCTTTAACCGCCAGAAGAAAGTTCGATCATATTGAGCATCTGTTTGATATGAATGAAATACAGGATTGGGATCTAGCTAAGATAGAAGCCTATGTCGAGAAAGAACAACCTGACATTCTATTGATTGACCAGGCTGATAAAGTGAACATCGGTGGTAACTTTAATGCAGGACATGAACGTCTACGGGAGTTGTACCGCCGTTTGCGTGAGACTGCTAAAAGGTATGACTGTGCAGTTCTCGCTGTAAGCCAAGCCAGTAATGATGCTAAAGGCCGTACCCGCCTATCAGGTTTTGATATGGAAGGCAGCAAGATTGGTAAGATGGCGGAACTCGATCTCTGTATCGGTATCGGCAAGCATGAGGCAGGTGACGTTGACGATAGTGAACCTGATACCTCTCGTTATCTAACCGTGAGTAAGAATAAACTAAGCGGCTGGCATGGAACAGTAATCTGTAACATCCAACCAGAAATCAGTCGGTATGTGGAATAGCCATATACTTAATCACCCCGTTGGAATTGGGAAGGGAATTCTAGAAATACAAAAGGAATTGTATCCACCGGAAAACACATACAACCGGAAGATAATAATGTGGATACTACCAAAGAACTACCAACTGTCATCAGCTTTTGCAGCGGATACGGTGGAATCGAAAGAGGACTTGAACTTGCTGGAGTCAAGCATCGAGTCATCGCTTATGTGGAGATCGAAGCCTTCGCCATTGCGAACCTGGTTGCGAAGATGGAAGAAGGAAAGTTGGATCCAGCACCTATTTTCACGGATCTTAAAACCTTCCCAGCGCACTTGTTTCGAGACTGCGTTGATCTCATCACTGGAGGCTACCCGTGCCAGCCGTTTAGCGCGGCAGGACAACGCAAGGGAACTGACGACCCAAGGCACCTCTGGCCGTACATCAGAGAACACATCAACGCAATTAGACCTTCTAGAACCTTCCTTGAAAACGTCGAAGGACACATCTCGCTTGGACTCAACAGCGTCATCAGCGATCTGGAAGAAGATGGTTATAGCGCAACGTGGGGAATATTCTCAGCGCGTGAAGTCGGCGCACCACATCAGAGAAAACGAGTGTACATCATGGCCGACTGTGAGAGCCAGCGAGTACAAAGATTGTGGCCCTGTGGGGAGCAAAAGCCAGATACACATGGACAAGAGAAGTTACCTATGTGCGAAG